CTGAAAAGGATGCACTTATCGGAGTATCAATGACCGGTATTGGATCAGGTACGGTTTTAAACTTTGATATGTCAGAAGCAGCCGGAATCGTTAAAGAAGAAAATGCAAGGGTTGCCGAGCTTCTAGAGATCAACAGTAGTGCTAGATGTACAACAGTAAAGCCTGCAGGGACAACCTCTCTAACACTTGGTACCTCTTCTGGAATCCATGCATGGCATAGTGATTATTACCTAAGAAGAGTAAGAGTAGGAAAGAATGAAGCAATCTATACTTACCTTTCAATCTACCATCCAGAATTAATCGAAGACGAATACTTCCGTCCTCATGATACGGCAGTTATTACCGTTCCTCAAAAAGCTCCAGAAGGTGCAATTCTAAGAACAGAATCTCCAATGGAACTTTTAGAAAGAGTTAAAAAGGTGACTAAGGAATGGATTAAGCCCGGTCATAGAAAAGGAAATAATTCACATAACGTTTCTGCAACTATCTCAATTAAGAATGAAGAATGGGAAGAAGTTGGAGAATGGATGTGGGAGAATAGAAAATTCTATAACGGACTTTCAGTTTTACCATTTGACGGTCATACTTACAAACAGGCTCCTTTTGAGGACTGTGATGAAGAGACTTATAATAAGTTAATGTCTACTTTATCTGAGATTGACTTATCAAAAGTAGTTGAGACTGAGGATTTGACTGACCTAGCCGGTGAAGTTGCTTGTGCAGGTGGAGCTTGTGAAGTCAAGTAAGCGTTTCTTAATACTATGTTAATACGGGAGCCTGGATTTTTATCCGGGCTTTCTTAATTTATCAATAAACGACTATGAAAAAGATTTTAGTTATTGGCGCATTATTAACAGCCGCATTTAATCAAGGTTGCAAAAAGCCTGAAACAGACAACAGAACTTACGTAATTGAAAACGTAATGATCGCAGGAAAAAGTTACACTAAAGTAGCAGGAGAAATTAACGACAGACTTGTAATAACCTCAGACAGAAACTGGTTATTATCAGGAGGAGTATTTGTTGGTCAAGGAGCAACTTTAGAAATCCCAGAAGGACAGACAATTTATGCAGATCCAGCAATTACAACTTTCCTTTCAATTAAGCAGGGAGGAAAAATTCAAGCAGAAGGATCTTCCAACAATCCAATTGTATTTACTCCTTTAAAAGATAATCCAACCTACGGAGACTGGGGAGGTATTATTATTAACGGTTATGCAACAATCAATACAGGTAATACTGCCGAAGGAGAAGGAGGTACTGGAATTTACGGAGGATCAGATGATAATGATAACTCAGGTACCTTAAGATATATTAGAGTGGAGTATGCAGGTAAAATCTTGGGAACGGATAATGAACTTAATGGATTCTCGTTCAATGGAGTTGGAGATGAAACTACAGTCGAGTACATTCAAGCCTACAAAGGATCAGACGATGGAATTGAATTCTTTGGAGGAACAGTAAATGTACGTTATGCAGTCTCTACCCATAACCAAGATGATGCCTTCGATTGGACACACGGCTGGAAAGGTAAAGGACAGTACTGGCTAGTTCAGCAAGGTCCTGACGGTGGAGATAGAGGTATTGAAGCTGATAACAATGGAGATGATAATACTTTAGAACCTTATTCAAACCCAACCTTGGCAAATATTACTTTATTAGGAACAGATGACGGAGACGGATCTAACACAGGAATGAGATTAAGAGAAGGAACTAAAGGTAAGATCTATAATGCTTTCGTAACTGGTTTTCCAAAATACGGAATCAGAGTTTCAGATGAAGTAACTTTAAATAACTTAGCAGCAGGAGAATTATTCGTTGCTAATTCAACAGTAGGAGGCAACGGAACTAACTTCAAAGACTGTGACACATTACAAAACTTTCAGGCGGTCTTAACAGACACCTGGTTTATAGCAGACTCACAAGTAGGATCAGGAGATGCCTGGACTGCTGGATGGACTAAATAATGAAATACTTAATCTTAGTTCTGGCTTTTATTACAGCCGGATTACAGGCCCAGCCTGATGTTAAAAGAATGGGAGACATTGAAATTAAAGTCTCTCAAAACCAGGCAAGTGAAACGGTTCTGATCGGGGCCAGGAGAGAATCATTAGGAGTAGAAACTTCGATGGGATCAACGGAGATGTCAAAAAAAGGCATCTCTAACGTCCAATCTGGATTAACTAAAATAACCAGTATTACATTTACTAATAATCGAATTTCGGTTAGAGGTTTAGGAGACAGGTATAATCAGGTAACTTTAAACGGGTTACCTTTACCTTCTAATAATGCAGATAGAAAAAATATAAACCTTAATCTACTTCCTAGAATTTTATTAGACAATATCAAAGTTTATAAATCCTACTCTTCAAACCAGTGGAGCAATTCAGCAGGAGCTCAGATTGATATAACTTCTATAAGCCCTAAAACTCAAGCTTCTATCTCAAATAGAATTCAGATTAACGAATATACTACCTTACCTAGTAACAATTTAAATCTAGTTTATGGTAATTCTAAATCTAAGATAAAATACCTTTTTGGATTTAACTTAAGAAATGATTTTACAAATCTAGAAGGAGTAACCAGACTGGTAAATAAACAGGGAAGCCCGGTTTTAGATTATACCTTTAAGACTAAAAATAGTTCTTTTACCCCTTCAGGAGTTTTAGTTCTAGAATACAAAAAATCTAATCTGCAGTTAAAAAATACAACTTTTATAATAAATCAAAGCACAGTTAATGATAGAATAACCTCAGGAACCCATTTTGATTATACCAAACAAGTTGTAACAACAAGAGTAACACCAAGAGTTCATAATCTATTCACAACACAGCTTTCAGGGAATTATAAATTCAAAGAAGTTAAATTAGGAGCAACTTTAGGTTATTCAAGAACCTCTAGCGGAGAAAGAGAAAGAACTCAATTTGTATACCTTTACGATACTGCTTACCGATTTAATAATATAGATAAATTAGATAATCATAAATTCTGGAGTACTAATATTGAATCTAGATTAAATACAGGAGTAACTTTAGATTGGAATAATACACAAGCCGGGTATTCCTTTGTTTTAATTAATAACTCATTTGATTACTCTCAGCAATATTACGATTTAAGAAATTTAAATGAAACTACGGTAGACATACAGAACCCTAATACTGAAGGTGCATCTAAATTATGGATTAACGATCCTGCTTCTTTAGTTGAAGGTTACACCTACATTAATGCCGGTTATTTGAAAAAGGAATATTCTAAAGCTAATCTTGATTTAGGTTACGGAGTTAGAGCAGAACACTCCATGCAGGTAGTATCTTATAAAGATCAACTTTCACCTATCTTTACTCAGAACGCTATTTTAAATAATTTAGATTTACTACCTTATATTAACCTAAAATACAAAACAGGACTACAAACCCAGTTAAAATTCACAACTTCAAGAACGACCATACGACCTCGATTCAGAGAAATGACTCCATTTTTGTATACTGAAATCTTTGCCGGATCTAAAATACAAGGAAGTCCTGAATTAAAAAATTCTGGAGTTTATAATGCAGATCTAGGATTAGAGTGGTATCCTAAAAAGAATGAAGTTATTGCTTTAACTTTATTTGGAAAGACTATCTTTAATCCAATTGAAAGAATAAATGTAGCAACAGCATCTGGAAGATTGGAAACCTACCAAAATAGCGACCGTTCAGATGTCTTAGGTATTGAATTAGAACTGAAGAAAAAATATAGGAAGATCAGTTTAGATTATAATTTATCCTTACTGTGGTCTAAAATATCAATATCAGATAAAGGAAATAGCTCAGTAGTAGTAACTAACCTGGATAGACCATTACAAGGTTCTACACCAATTTTATCGAATTTAGATATCTTTTATAATATTAATAGAGGATTAGATATAGGAGTAACTTATAACTACACTGGTAGAAAACTATTTGCTGTAGGGGTATTTGGATTAGGAGATATTTATCAAACCCAACAGCAGTGGTTGAACTTATTTTTAAGAAAGTCTAATAGGAAACATTTTTTCGGTTTAAGAGTTACTAATATACTAAACACTAAAAACCAGTTAACTCAAATGAGTGATAAAGGCCAGGCTATAGTAGAGGATTTTAGAACAGGGAGAGGTATTGCTTTAAGCTATAAACGATTTTGGTAAATAAATTAGAGAGTAAAGATTATTACATAGAGGACGGGCGGTACGTATTTACCGCCTATTTTCATTTAAAGAGAGGGCACTGCTGTGGAAATAAATGCCGGCACTGTCCCTATATACCTAAATACCAAAAAGGAAACACCGAAGTATCAGGATCTTCAGACTATTTATTAGTAAAGTAAAAAAGTATTATGAAAAAAGTAGTTAACTGGGTTACCGGTCTTCTTAAAGACGAAAAAGGAACCCCGTCATCCAAAAGATTTATCGGAATTTTAGCAGGTATCTCTCTTTGTGTTACCTTGTTTGCAAACCAATTCACTGATCAGCATATTGCTCCAGCAGAGTCTTTAGTTAATGCCGTTGCCGCACTCGCCTTTGGAGCTCTAGGACTTGCATCAGTTGATAAGATCTGGGGTCAAAAGGAGGAAAAATAATGGCTCATCCTTTACCACCAATCACGATGGTTGATTTTCCTGCTAAGGAATACTACCAATCAACGTTTAAGAAAAGACAAATCTATCTACACCATACTGCCGGTGGACCAAAAGCGTCTTCGGTATGGAACTGGTGGCAGAATGACAGAGGTAGAATTGCAACCTGTATTGTAATCGATCATTCAGGAGAAATTACCCAAGGATACTCTTCCAGATTCTGGGCATATCATTTAGGACTAGGGAATAAACATTTTGGAGTAATGGGTCTACCTTATAAAAACCTAGATAAAACCTCTATTGGAATTGAAATTTGCAACTGGGGACAGTTAACAGAAAAGAATGGTAAATTCTATAATTATGTTAATGGAGAAGTTTCTATGGACCAGGTTACTGAATTAGAAACTCCTTATAAAGGATTTAAATATTATCATTCTTATACAGATGCTCAAATTGCATCTACAAAAGAATTATTGTTATTCTGGAATGATGCTTATGGAATTCCTTTAGACTACAATGAGGATATTTGGGGATTAACACCACGTGCTTTTAAAGGAGAAAAAGGAGTATTTACTCATAACTCTGTTAGAAGAGATAAGGTAGATGTGTACCCTCATCCAAAATTGGTAGAAATGTTAAAAGAAATATCAAAGTAATATGAAATCAACCTTAGCTATAATCTTATCAGTATCAACAGTTGCGGCTTTCCTATGTAGTTATTTTCTTGAATTAACCATGGATAACGCCGAGCAGTATCTGGCGATTATAGCTCTGGTTTTTGTTGATGGGTTTTTTGGCATCATCGCCGGAATCAAAAGAGAAGGGTTTAAGACTTATAAAGCAATCAAAGTCCTAAAAACAACTGTTTATTGGATTGTACTTCTCACAGTTATCCTAATGATAGAAAGAGGCTTCCCAGGCACGGGATGGCTTTCAGAAACAGTAACGGTTCCTTTTATGATCTTTCAATTGATCTCAGCTTTGAAAAATGCTTCAATGGCAGGTTTTTTAAATAGGAAAGAAGTCAATTACATTTTAGATAAAATTGACAAACATAAAGGATTTAGATCATGAAAGAATTATTAAAAACTATAACAGATACAAGAATGGTATACTTACTAATGTCTTTAGTACTCTTAACTGGGTATTTACTAGGATCTTGGGAAGTGGTAGTATTTGTAACATTTATGCTAAATGTAGGAGTATGGACAGGGTTTTGTCCTAGTAAATGGTTTTTTGCTAAATGCGGTTTTAAGAAAGTAGATTTATAAATGAAAGGAACATTGGGTCTATCACTTAACTCTAAAATATCTTTAGGAGTTGCATTAGTCATTATGATGACTTTTTTTGTGGTACAGACCTGTATTGTTTTTGGATTTTGTGAACCTACTCTCTTCTTAGCTAAATTTGGTTGGGGATGTGTAGTTTTCTTTATGCCTCCTTTTTTTAAAGTAGTAGCAGAGTTTATAGGTAATATTAAATTAAAAGAAGCTAATATAAATACTCAACTAGAAGGAATCAGTAAATCTAATCTAGTAGTTACCTTAACAATGGATGGACATATTATCACTGCTAACGATAATTTCTGTAATTTAATGGGATGCTCAGAAGAAGGTATGGTAAAAAAACCTCATCATCAAATGGTATCGCCAGAATATGCTAAAAGTAAAGAATATGTTGAATTTTGGGAAACGTTAAAACGAGGAGAAAGTATTACTGGTGAATTTGAACGAGTAGCTAAAGACGGGTCTAAAAGGTGGTTATTTGGTAATTATACTCCAATTAAAAATAAGGAAGGAGTATATGATACAGTCTTAAAAGTAGCAACTGATGTCACTGCACAGCATGAAGCAGAGGATATAGTTAATCAAAAAAATTCCTACCTAGAACATGCAGCTAAAATTTTAAGACATGATATGCATTCAGGTATTAATACCTATATGCCTAGAGGATTAAGTTCTCTGAAAAGAAGGTTAACTGAAGATCAAATCAAAGAATTAAAAATAGCAGCACCTTTAAAAATGCTCCAGGAAGGTTTAATACATACACAAAAAGTTTATACCGGAGTTAAGGAGTTTACTAACCTGGTAAAAGAAAACGTACAACTGGATATAAAACTAGTAAACTTAAAAGATATTTTAAAGAGTTATCTCTCTTCTACTTCCTACATTAGACAAGTAGTTATTGACGATCTAATAGAAGCAGAAGTTAACGAAGCTTTATTCTGTACTGCTGTAGATAATTTAATTAGAAATGGACTTAAATATAATGATAGTTCTACTAAGACAGTTATGATTTTTATGGAAAATAAGCATACTTTATGCATTCAAGATAATGGTAGAGGAATGTCTCAAAAAGACCTTGAAGAACTATCTAAACCGTATACTAGAAAAAAAGATCAGAAAGAAAGTGGATCCGGACTAGGTTTAAACATATGTATAGCTATACTACGTGAACACGGATTTACCATGACAGCAGAAAAAACAAACCCAGGTACTAAAATTAAAATAAAAATAAAATAAGATGATTAATTCAATTATGTTAATAGACGATGAGGACCTTTTCCATTTAGTGTTTGAAGATGCATGTAGTATCCTAGATATTACCCTATCTTTAGAAGCGCTTAATTCCTCTGATGAAGCAGATAAACTTTTTAGAGCATGGTTCCCTGATGACCCCAATCATGAAAGACCTGAATGTGTTTTTGTAGATCTTAATATAATAGGATCTTCCTTTAATGGAATTGAAATGATTGACAAAATTAATCATGAATACGGAAACGGCTGTGTTATCGGAATTATATCATCCTCAGATGATCATCAAGAAATCGAAAAAGCTAAGGCAGCAGGAGCTCAATTCTGGATTATTAAATCAGATGATATTGAACCTCGTCTAGAAGAATTTAGAGAAGATTACGAAGGGTATAAAAATAAAACAAACCCATTTAAGGTTTATAAATGATAAAAAAATTAGGACACATATTAACATATCACGATTCAGAACCAACTGAGGTTTTACAGGGGTTGATATGGTTGATCTTTGCTCCTATAGTTCTTGAAGCTACTTTTTTTGACTTATGGTATATTGCTAATCTTTCTATACTAGTAGGTTTTGGAACTTTATATGCAGTTGTATATTCTAGTTTAAAAGTTAGAAAGGTATACGGCTACTTATACGGTATGATGGCTATACTGTTTTGTGCTATCTTTTTTAAAGAACATGGAATACATAGCAATCCTATGAACTGGGGTTGGGTTGTAATCACTATTAGTGCTTTAAGTAATATCAGAAGAATCACAAAGAAGATAGAAGCTAAAAAACAACCACAGAAAAGTAACGATACTGGTAAAATGTATCGAGAAGATCTTGAAAATAAAATAAAGCAACTTCAAGAAGAAAATTTTAAGTTGCGTTTTGAAAATATTGAATTAAAATCAAATGCAAGTTCCTAATGAAGTAAAAGAAGTTTTATTAACCCTGGCTAAAGAAAAAAGGATCTATTTAGAAGGTAATATAATTAAAGTTTTAAAAGCAGATGCTGGAGATAAAGACTTTGAAAAATACCTAAAGACCTGTAAAGAAAAAGATACTACAGCTAGAAGAAAAAGACTTGAAGTAACTAAACAAGTTCAAGAACAGAACAAGCAATTAGAAATATCAGCTAGAAAGAATGACAAATTAATGTCAGATCTTAAAGTTGCTTTAGAAGAAACTGAAAGAAGAAAAGAAGAAGCAGAACAAGCTAAATCAGAAGCTGAAAAACTTAGAGATAACGCTATAAGCGATTTAGAAACCCTTCAGAAGAAGACACAGTTTGAGCTTGTAGGTAGAATAGTTAAGATAGCATTGATAGTCATAATGGGTGTAGGAGTAATAACTACAGCTTTATTTGCTTATACGTTGATAACCGGTCAAGAAAATCCTATATTAGAATCAACTTGGTCGAACTTATTTGGTATACTACTAACCAATTCATTTTCAATAGTAGGAACAATAATGGGAGTTAAATATGCGACTGAAAAAGATTAAAAAATACATCGAATGGTTTCTAGCACTCATGGTAGAAACTATGAAATTCTGAAAAGATAAGTTGCTTTCAACTATTTATTATCATACATTTACTGTATGTTGAAAAAACTATCTAAAGGACTCTTTCCGTTCTTAATAGCAGTAACCGCACTATCCGTTTCAGGATCGGCTGCCTATTATTCAGTAACAGGATTATCAAAACTCTTTGCAGGAGCAGCTTTTGCTGTTATTATTATGGCTGGATCTTTGGAAGTAGCTAAACTAGTTATTGCATCGTTACTTCATCAATACTGGAAGACGATGAATAAGCTTCTAAGAACCTATCTAACACTTGCTACTATTATTCTAATAGGTATAACCTCAGCAGGTATTTACGGATTCTTATCAGCAGCTTATCAGGAAACCGCAACCAAGTCAACAATCGTTGATAAACAGGTAGAACTCCTGGAAACTAAAAAATCTTCTTTTGAAAAAATTAAATCTCAATACGATGTTGAAAAACAATCTATAACAAAAAATATATCAAGTCTAAGAAATGCACTCGGAAATAATACTCAGTCTTATGTCGATACTGCCGGTAGGGTTATTACTTACTCTTCTTCTGCTAATAGAAAGGCTTTTGAGCGACAGCTTGAAACCGCAATCGGAAAAGACGAAAAACTCACGCAAAAAATCCAATCCCTCAACGACACAATCATCACACTCGAAACCCGAATAGTTGAAGTAAGCTCAAATGCTGAACTAGCCTCTGAATTAGGACCGTTAAAATACCTTTCAGGAGTTACAGGAAAGCCTATGGATGAGATCATTAATATCTTACTTTTAATTATTATCTTTGTTTTTGATCCTCTGGCAATATCTCTAGTAGTAACAGCAAACTTTGCTTTTAGACAAGCTTACGGTAAGAAAGAAGAAAAAGATACCTCAGACATGGAAGAACTTTCAGAAGAAGAAACTGATGAATTTTATAAGGATGATTTAGAAATAGAAGACCAGGATAAATGGGAAGAAGCTACCTTGATGGATTTACAGGATGAAGAACCTTATAAAATCTATATGTCCAGTTCTAAAGATCAAGACTGGGAAATAGTAGATGAAGAAAAGGAACTACTAGAAGAGTACGATACCGATGGAGACGGTAAAATTGATACTGACGAAAAACAATCTATTGAAAAAAGAATTAAAGATTTACAAGAAAAAAGATCTAAATTAATCAAGAACCCTAACATGTCTTCTTGGAAGAAAAATAAAGAGCTTCAAGCAATAGATAGTGAAATTAACACCCTTAAAAACTTATTAAAGAAGCTTGATGATGATAACGATCTAGTTATCAAATACACTTAATTTGCCTTTTATTAAATTAGTTCATATCTTTAGGGTATGATCATTAAACGTGTTTATAAAAACGAGGACGGAGAGTCTATCTGGACTTTTGATACAGAGAAACATCCTCATAATCCAATCAGAGTAGAACATAAATACTCAGAAGAATGGAAGGCTTATATGAAAGCTCCTAAGAAAAAAGTTGCACGTAAGAAGAAAAGTTCGTAAATTTAGCATATGTCTCAAAGTAATCTTAATATACTAATGGTCATGATTGGCCTATTTTTAGCAATGTCCTTAGACATGCTAGTACATGACACACTCGTAGGTTCTATTGAACTAGGAGTCTGTGTATGTTTATTTACTGTGTTTAACCGTTTATATGCAACAGATGAAAAATCAGAAAAATAGTAAGTACCTTTCCCTTTACGACTTCCTAAAAAGAGCAGCTGGACCGGCATTAGGGGCTGTTGTTGAAGAAGCAGCCAGAAAAAAGAAAGTAAAAATCAAATCCAGGAATATCAACAATCCTGTATATCAAGGCAGAGTATGCCTATATCCGGAGTCTTTTTTAAAGGAGTATTTTGGTCATGGATAAAGAGCAGTTAATAGTTGACTATGTGAAGGTTGCTCTTGAAAAAGGAGAGAGTCTAACCAACCATGAAAGAGAGCTGGGAAACATCCTAGTCCAGATTTGGGAAAATAAACACTTCATAGAAGTTGAAGATCTAAAAGAATTATCGTATTTTATATATAAACAAAAATGAAACAAGCAGTATTATCTTTAAGTGGAGGAATGGATAGCTCCACCTTGCTGCTTCGTCTACTTGCCGATGGCTACGAAGTAACAGCACTATCCTTTGATTACGGTCAAAAGCACCGAGTAGAACTTGAACGAGCTCAATCTCTGGTTAATTATCTTAATAGTCAGATTAGACCTTTGGGATATCCTAAGATTACTTATCAGGTTATTAAGCTTGATGGCTTAACCGAGTTACTTAACTCTGCCCTAGTATCAGGAGGGGATGATGTTCCTGAAGGACATTACGCCGAAGATAACATGAAGGCTACTGTGGTTCCTAACCGCAACAAGATCTTCAGTTCTATCATTCAGTCGGTAGCATTATCTATTGCAAATGAAAAAGAGACAGAAGTTAAGATTGCTATGGGAATCCATTCTGGCGATCATGCCATCTACCCTGACTGTCGCCAGGAATTTAGGGACTTGGATTATCAAGCTTTCGTTAGCGGTAACTGGGATTCTGAGCGTGTTACTCACTATACTCCTTATCTGGACGGTGACAAATTTACTATTCTAGAAGATGGAGTTAAGGCTTGTGACCAGTTGAGTATCGATTTCGATGAAGTTTATAAGAAGACTAACACCTCTTATAAACCTATTCAAATTAGGAACACATGGTATTCAGACTACAAGTCAGCCTCTTCAGTAGAAAGAGTGGAAGCGTTCTTAAAAATAGGACGTAAAGATCCAGTTAAGTATGCTGATGAGAATGGTCCGGTAACCTGGGAAACAGTTACCTCTCACGTTCAAGAAGTATTAACCTCACATGCAGGCTAAGTACTACATTATGGTTAACAAGCAGGGAGAAGCCTATGCCGGGATGGTGCAGGGGACTCCCTCTTGGACCCATGACTGGGATCTGGCAAAGAAGCTACAAAGAGAAAATACCACAGTACTACAAAGACACCATCCCGAATTAGAATTATTAGAAATATGAAACATCCAGATCCAAAAAAACATCAGCTTATTAGCTTTATAAAATCCGCAGTAAGAATTGTGGGTTATTTTATTATACCCTTCAGCTTGCCATTATCAGCAGGGGTTCTTATCTTAAGTGAAGCAATAGGAATTATAGAAGAATTAGTATGAAAAAATTTATTTATTTTAGTGCACCCTGGTGCGGGCCTTGTAAGATGTTCGGCCCTGTAATGCAGAGGATTGCCGACTCCGGTATTCCGGTAGAGAAAATTAATGTTGATAAAGCACCTCAGGTAGCTGCAGCATACATGGTTAAAAGTATTCCGACTACTATTTTAACAGACGGTCAAGGTCAAGAGATTAGCCGCTTTGTTGGAGCTAAATCAGAACAAGAAGTAAAAGAAATTTATGGGTAAGTTTCAATCTACAAAAGTATTTGACGGCTTCAGTTGTGTCTTCAGACAATGGAAGGCTGAAACTACTCACTGTAAGTACGTCCACGGATACGGAGTATCTTTTAAAGTTTGGTTCGAAGGAGAATTAGATGAAAGGAACTGGGTATGGGATTTTGGAGGTATGAAAAGAGCTAAAACTGAAATCGATGGCATGAGTCCCAAAGCATGGATGGACTATATGTTTGACCATACTATGATTGTTGCCGAAGATGATCCCTTTATTGAGTCTTTTAAGCTTATGGGAACAGCAGGAGCAGCACAGGTTAGAATCATACCAGCAGTAGGAGCAGAGAAGTTTGCTGAGTATGTTTATAACAAGCTTCAAGAGTTTGTAAATACAGAAACAGAAGGTCGAGTTAAAATAGTTCAAGTCCAATTTATGGAGAACCAACGTAACTCAGCCATTTATAAAGGATAAGAAATGAATACAAAGGTTACAGAAAAACAGTGGCTAAAAGATAACCCAGGAAGGGTTGCCGATTACAATAAGACTTTGCCTATTGCAGAGATCTACTATGCAGTTCAATCAGAAGGATCAAGAGCTGGATATCCAACAGTAGTTGTTAGAACTACCGGATGTACTCACAGATGCTGGTTTGGAGCCGGTGGATGGTGTGACTCTTGGTATACCTCTATCCATCCAGAAAAAGGAGGATATTGCTTCCAGGATATTATTGATGCTTACGACAAGCGTCCGGATATTACCGAGATGATGCTTACTGGAGGTTCTCCAACCATGCAGGCGGCTTTAGTCAATGAATTAACTCACTTTGCTAACGAAAGAGGAATATTTATAACCATTGAAACAGAAGGCTCTCATTTTATTAAAACCGATTACCCAATTGGGCTTATATCTCTTAGCCCTAAGTTTAGTAATTCTATCCCTAAAATTGACGTGGATACGCCGATGGGTAAGTTGGTTGACCAGAAGATGATTGACCAGCATGAGAAGTTCCGTTTAAATTACGATGCAATGAGAATGACAATCGATTACCATAACGATTATCATCTTAAGCCGGTTTGTAACCCTGTTGAAATGCCTGAGGTATGGCAGGAGATTGAAGA